TCATTTTGCACCCCCAACAGCTTGGAGCGTTGTCAGAGCATAAAGAATCGCCTGGCGCTGAACAGCCGCAGGGAGAGAGGCAAAAAACTGGACGAAATCCGCCTGGGGCATGCGCTGCATTTTGCCATCAGAAGCGAGCAGTATGGACAGCGCCGCCGGTGGCTGTTGGTCAACCGGGGAAACCAAGTCAAGGTGCATTTCATCATCTGAAATGCGTTGCGTGGATGTGGGCTGGGATATAATGGGGGTAGACATGTTGTCAATCCTTACTATTGATGATGTGTTTAGCGGGTTTGTGGGTGCGTCGAACACCTCAAGCCCGCGATTCAGAACGGCACTCTTAAATAGTCGGTCTCGACTTCTTCTTTTTTTCCCTCCTTTTTATCTAAGTAGTCTTCGGTAATTTGGCGCAGCAGCTCACTTGCTGAGATGCGTTGCTGCCAAGCCAACAGTTCAAGCCTCTGTTTGAGGTCTTGCTGTACTCTAAAAATCAAACGAGTGTCAGCCATAATGCTAAAATCCTGTATGAACGTCTGACTGTATGACGGTATGACAAGAAGCAGTATAAGCCTTCAAATAAAGGCTTGTCAACGGGAATTACTTCAAATGAGCATGTCCACGAGATTAAGGCAACTAATAAACGATAGTGGGATGAATATAAAGGAATTTTGTGATGTGGTAGATGTTCCATACAAGACTATGCAGAACTATCTTGCAGGCACAAGAAAGATTGGAATAGAGGCGCTGACATCTATAAGCCTTCAAATAAAGGTTAATACAGACTGGCTCCTAACCGGCGAAGGCCCGATGTTTAGGCAGCAGGAAGCCGACAAGCCTGATCAGACCCCAGCGCCCACGGAAGGCAGCACCACGCTAGACCCAAAGATGACAGCGGTCATCAAGACCGTGCAGATGATGCCACTTGAAAAGCAACAAGAATTCATTGCGGAGACGCAAAAACGCGCTGAAAGCATTAAACAGTTCTTAGAGATGCAAGAACGGATAGAACGGCTGGAAAAGGAGAAGTGCGCATGACACCCGAACACAGCGCCGGGCAGAAAGACTGGTAAGAATGGGGCAAAACAGCACACCCGCAGGCTTCCACTTGCGGGTATTTTTTTGGCCGGTGAGCGGCGATAAGGACAGGGACTAGGGACTTTTTTTATTTCAGGCCAACTGATGAGGGACTACACCAGGGATAGGGAATCAGGGATTACGAATTACACCAGGGATAGGGCTTTTTTTATTTACGTCAAAAGATACCCAACACTAATGCGTTGAAAAAGGTAATTGAGTTAATTACGCCCCAGGGATGACTGATTACCCCAGGGATACTGACCAGGGATTTTCTCTTTCAGGTCAAAACATCATCTGAAGACAATGATGCCCCGGACAGTGAGCTATTGATAAGTGACTGGCGGCGCAAGTAAATCACTTTTTTGGTGGAAAAGATAAAGTCTTAAAGCCTGAGTATAAAATATAAATAACTCCACAAAAAAACATTAAAAGATGACCGGAATGAAGCTTATCAGAATATTTACTTATACCAATAAGAGCAAGCACACAAACATAAATTGAAGAGCCATAAAAGAAAATTTTTAAAACATAAGAAAGTTTTTCCATAAAAAACCCCTAATTAGTTGTTGAAGCCGCAGAAGCTACTTTGGTGGTGTTGTCCATACGCGGATAGAGCCTGGTGGTGACGTGAGCAAAGCAAGTGTCTGCCGATACGTTAGCCTTGCCCATGTTACCATCTGTCATCCAATCACACCAACACCTGGAACGCTTGCCAATTTTTGCGCTCCCGCAGCGATACCCCCCGCCCTCGTTGTAAGTCACAAACTCCAAGTCAGTCATAAACTCTGGTACTGCAAACTGCGCCCGTTCACGGTCGGTGAATAGCTTAACCGGCCCAGAGGTTGGCGTGGGTTCGGTTATGGTCGCTGTCACTGGCGCTGGTGGCATTGGTGAGGGTGATGATTTAGCAGGCGCTAAGGATAACAGACCGCCGGTAGACGATGCAGACTGAGCGCCTTCTTGTTGCTTTTGCTGTTCCTGCTTCTTAAACGGGTCTGAGAGACTAAAGAACGTGTACTTGATGAGTAAGACAATCGCAATAACCAGGATGAGATAAAACAGGATACTGCGCCAGGGGATATTGACCTGGTAAGCACTGGTGTGGATGGATGAGCTTTTGAATAGCTTCTGCACTTCCGCATCGTGATAGACCTTTGCGCTTGTGGATTCGTTTTTGTATTTTTTGGCTTCCTCTTTAGTGAGTTTTTTAACATCTTTCCAACCTGGTCTTAGCTCAGCTTTGGCGAACTTGAGACCGAAGGCACGGCTTAATTCTGCCCAGCCTGGGCAAAGGTTGCGGGCGTGATAATGCACATCCTTCACGTTGACCGTGGACAAGATGAGATGATGCCCCTTGTGCCTTAGCTCAGTCAGCGCCCTGAGGTGTGCAGGCAGTTTACTGACATCCGTAAATCTGGCATTGGAGAAACCGTGCTTGTCGCATTCGTCGATGTAGATGATGGAATCATCCGGCAATTCGTGCCAGCGCTCATAATCAGTGAAGGACTCACCCAACATCGCCCCATCTAGCCCACAGTGAAAAAATTTAGCCGTTGGATTAATGCTCAGATAATAAGCAATGAACGACATGGCAAGTGTTGTCTTACCGCTGCCCTGCGTACCTGAGATGATGATGGGATTGTAGTTTAGTAAAGTCTTACAAAAGGCATCATTTTTAGACACCTTAGCACTGGAAGAAAAAAACTTTTTATAAATCAACATCGCAGCGATAAAAAGCACCGCGATAAACAATGAAAGGATAAATGAAATCATGGTGTGCTGGATTTCTTGATTTGGGCTAATTTATAAACGATAACTGCCGCGTGAGCGGATGTAATGATGTCCACCGATTCTTTAATCATCAACGCTTTTAACGTCCAAGCTGCAAACGGCCCCAGCGAAGTAAAACCGCTGATGATACCGCTAAGTGCTGACATAAACTGTTCATTGGCTAATGAAAAGGCTTGATAGAAAGCCAAAGCCGCCACACCAGAAATAATCAGCGGGATGTGATTATTTACTTTTCTCAGCGTTCTGAGTAATTCTTCTAAAACGATTGCACTTGCCATGAATATTCCCAGTTAAACGGCTAAGCCAGAAACGACCACGCCATAATAAATGCGAGCCGCCCGAAAGTAAGCAAGCATCAAGATAAAATAACCCATGAACGTAAAGCCTTTACACAAGCTGTTGCTGTAATCGGCATGAATACTGTGCGTGTGCCCTGCCAGTAAGGTGTACGAGATGTTAATCACTGGACAGGTGCCAGCGCCGCCCGCCGTGTAACTGGGTACGTCGATTTCTGGCGGTTCTTCCGGTGGTTGGTCTGACTCTGTTTTCTCTTTTAATACATCACACACTTTGTCGTTGTCTTTGTCGGTACATTCCAGTGCTTTCTTGATGTCTTCGGTTAAATCGTGCATCACATCGCAGATACCATCTTTCGGCGTGGTGTCTACGCATTTGGTTTCTTCCTCTGGCGGTACATCTGGAATATTGCAGCAAGCAACGGTGCAGGTTTTGTCTTTTTTGAGTTCTTCCAGGATGTCATCCAATCTATTGAGTTTATCTAGCTTGTCTAATTTGCCAGACAAGGGCTGCAACTTCTGCGAGATGTCCTGTAATTTGGTGTCTACATTGCCCAGCTGAGTATTAGCACGGTCTAGTTGATAATTTGAATTAATATCCAGGCGCAACGAGTCGTGTGAATTGCTCAACAAGGCATTAATATCCTCTTTTGCTTCAAACAAATAATCTTTAGAGATTGACGTGTTGTTTTGTGTGTCAGAGGCAGCCGTTTTTATAATGGACACATCTTTTTTAATCCAGTCGATGTCAGTTTTTATCACCGTGGTGTTTTCCTCGGTTTTGTTGGCACTGACTCGGATGGATTCGACCCGACCATCTACCGCATTGACGGCATCTAGCAACTCCTGGAAATTCTCGACGACAACGCGGTCATGGGTGTATCCACCGCTACCATTATCTGTGTGAACTTGACAGGGTTTAGCGTCCCAGCCGCACATCTTTTCTTTGATGGCATTCAAGACGCTGTAGACTTCGCTCTGGTTGTCTACCCAGACGTGATAACCAGTGCCACCTTGGTTATCGGGATTTGTCGTGTTATCTGGTGGTGGGTCTGATGGGTCTGGTTTAGGCGGCGCAGGAGAACCACCACCGCCACCATTACCATCACAGCCATATTTCAGGGTGTAAATACGCCCAGACTCGCACCAACAAACCCCTTTATAAGGGGCAGTACCAGAGGGGCAGCTAGGTTGATTAGACTGAGCAGGCGGGTCACGTTGCGTTTGGTTGGTCTCACTGTGTTGGTCGCGGGTTACTGTTGCTTGTGCTTCGGTAATGCACATTTGACTGCCGCCCCAAGCCTGGAATGTGCCTGGTGGACATTCATTTTCAGCAACAAAATCACGCGGTACGGTGCATTCATTGCCAACCCGTTGATAGGGGCAGTTGACGACATTGGTGGCACTTGGGTTTACTGGGTCGGCAAGACAGTTGGAGGCGTACAAATCAAGTGCCGCTTTAGCAGCAGATGTCACTGCCCCATAAGCTGCACCAGTAGCAGCACCAGGCAAGGCACCAACAGACGCGCCAGCAGTAGCAGTCGAAGCGGTTATGCGTACCGCATCCCAAACCGAATCAGCCATCTGCCAACCGCAACGGTCCACAAACTCACCCGTTACATCCCACATATTGCAAGCACAGCCGCGAATACGAGACGTACCAGACACAGCCTTTGTCCAATTAGTGGTTAGCGGCCCATCACAATCTTCTGGGGCCGGTTGTGTAGCCTGCTGAAATGGATTCGTGGTGCCTTCATCGCCCGTATACACGCAACCTTTAACTGCACGCTTAGGACTAGCACCACAACCTAAAGGCACCATGCTGTCAGTGCCAGAACAAGAGACCATGCAGCCATTGTAAGAACCGTTATAACCACTCCCAGTAGTCATCAGAGCGTAATCGTTGGAATCAGCACCCACAGGCATACCAGCGGGGCAGTTATCCGTTGCAACACAAGGAGGAAGCTGTCCAAGTGCGCCAGTAAGCGAATCGGCTGTGCAAGTTTCACCCACAGACCCGTTGAGACTCACGGCTGAACCGCTCCAATTAAAACAAGTATCAGTACAGCCGCCAATACCTTGAGTCTGACGCGCCGCATTATAGCCAGTCATGATTTCATGACACTTTGCTAAAGCAGCGGAACAATCGTATGTTTTAGCAGCATAAACAGTTTCAACTGATAAAATCAGATAAGCGAGCAGAATAAAATATTTTAAGTAAGTCATTTGAATATCAACATTAAGCAGATAACCAAGACAAGAAAATGCTTTGCGTTTTCAACAACAAAAAATAGCTCAGACATAGCTAGTCCTTGGAAATAAAAGCATAAAGATTCACAAAGGCATAAATAAGCACTTCGACCATCAACACGGAACTGCCTACACCTGTGATAAACAGAATAAATTCCATATACAAACCCGTGTAATCCCCAAAAAAAACCTGAAGGATGAAACAATCAAGCCTTCAGGTTATGGGTTAAGGTGACGAGTTAAAATAACCGTTTAAGGTGTTTGTAGCCCGCAATCACGATACTGACCATCACCGCAGAGGCACCGATAGTGGTGATAGCAGTGGTAAACGTGCCATCGATAAATCCCGTAATACTGGTAGTCACCGAGGATAAATCAGGTGCAGCAAAAGCCGCAGAACCGAAGGCCGCAGCAAACAAACCAATCAGGACGACCAGAAAGCGCTTAGAATTACGCATGGAAAACTCCCATTGAAAGTAAAAAAACGGCGAATCAATCACCGCGTGAACTGCCGAATGAATAAAATCAATCGGCCAAAAGCCCAAGATAAAGCAAAAGCAATGGCAATATCTTGAGAACTTAAGACAGTAGTGCCTAACAACAAATTGTCTGTTGTATAGGTCGCACCAGTACCAGTACAAGAAGCCGCAGACAACGTATTAAAACACTGATTGGCATTAGCCTGAGCAACAAGTGTTGCTGATTGCGCATCAGCCGCAGCTTGCTGTAATGCAGCTAATTGGGTTTCAAGACCCAGCACGTAAGTCGAAGTAGTCACCACATAACCAGCAGGACAATTAGGATAAAGGTTGAGCGTGACATCATACTGAGCGCCACCGCTACCTGCTGTTACTTTGGCACAACTGACCAAGGGCATGGGTCAAAATAACCGTTTAAGGTGCTTATAACCCGCAATCACAATACTGACCATTACCGCAGATGCGCCAATAGCAGAGATTGCCGTCATTAGCGATTTCTCCCAGAAGTTGTATTGAATCACCAAGTCTGGCAAACCATAACCAGCGGCCAAGACAAAGCCTGGAAAAACCAGAATGACCAAAGAAAGTATAATTTTCAT